TTACTTCAGTAACCCTAAACCAAGCCTTCGATGAGCTTGAAGTAACAGCAATGGGCGATACTGCACACAAGTTTGTAAAAGGCTTGGAGTCAGCGACCCTAACTGTTTCATTTTTGAATGATCAGGCAGCAGCATCCGTACTCGATACTTTGTCCGATGCTTATGGCACAACTGTCGCATGGAAATTGCTTCAGGATAAGGCCACAGCAGTATCGGCAACCAACAAGTTATTCTCAGGCGATTTGCTTGTTAACAACTTGACACCAATCAACGGCGCAACAGGCGACATGGCAACGATGGACATTACGTTTACTGTAAACTCCGCCGTAACTGTCGCAGATAGCGGCACGTTCTAATAGGAAGTGAATGGGCATGGCTAAGTTAATAATCACAAGGGCTGACGGTACAAAGAGCGAACACTTAATCACACCGTCTGTGGAATATGCTTTTGAGCAGCAATTCCGCAAAGGCTTTCACAAGGCTTTTAGGGAAGATGAAAAGCAAGAGCATATTTATTGGCTGGCTTGGGAATGTCTGCGCCGCGCAGATGCTCCGGACGTTAAACCATTCGGTGCAGCGTTTCTGGACACACTAGCTGCGGTGGATGTGGTGGCAGGCGATTCCCCAAATGGCTGACGCGCGATTCCTTTACGTATCGGATTGCTCAATTGAGTATCCATACCGGGATCGCGCCAAGCGAGTTTATCAATATGGACACGGACCTGCTTAAAGCCTTTTATGAGGTACTAAAGCAGCAAGCGAAAGACAGGGATAATGCCAGTCGTGGTCGAAGGCGTACCAGAGCTTAAAAAGGCTTTGAAGAAGTTTGCGCCTGACCTTCGCAAGCAAATGGATGATGAAATCCGTGTCGCACTAAAAGAAGTAACAAATGCCGCTAAGGCGAAAGTTCCCGGTCAAGCTCCGGGCGGTCTTTACAATTGGCAAGACACAGGCGTTGCGCCTAAGAGTCGCACGTCACGCGCAACTGGATTTCCTAAATATAATGCGCGAGTTATACGGCGCGGATTGACTTATTCATTGGGTCGCAGCAAGCGTAATCGAAGCGGATTTGCCAGCCTTTATTCATTGCTTAATAAATCAGCGTCAGGATCCATTGCTGAAACGGCTGGACGAGCAAGTGGCATGAGCGGAGGTTCACGCAGCCAAAGTAATAACCCGCAAGCAGGATCTAGGTTTATTAGTGGCATGAATGGCATTGGAGCAATGAAATCGCTTGATGGCCGCCAAAAATCAACTGGCCGCATCTTGTTTGCTGCTTATGCTGAAAATGAAGGTAAAGCATTGGATGGCGTGATGCGCGCCATTGACAAAGCAAGTCGTTTGTTTAAGGAACGTGCCACAGTTAGAAAGGCTGCCTAATGTCAAACATCCGCATTGATATAGCGTCTGAGTTTAAGGATAAAGGTTTCAAGCAAGCTGAAAAGGCAACTGGCGGTTTACAAGGCAATCTGAAAGCACTTGGTAAAACCCTTATTGGCGTTTTGTCTGTACGAGAAGTTTATCAATTCGGCAAGGCAGCAGTTAAGGCATTTGGTGAAGATGAATTAGCAGCCAAGCGATTGAGCCAAAGTTTAGGCAATCTTGGACTAGCCTTCGAAGATGCTCGCGTAACAAAATTCATTTCCGATCTTGAAGCTACAAGCGGTGTATTGGATGATGCACTTCGCCCGGCGTTTCAGTCATTACTTACAACCACAGGATCAGTTACCAAAGCACAAGAACTTTTAGGTTTAGCGTTAGATGTATCAGCAGGTTCAGGTGTTGATGTTGTCAGCGTGGCAAGTGATTTAAGCAAAGCCTACACAGGTAATACGAGAACGCTTGCTAAATATAACACCGGGTTATCACGGGCAGAATTGCAGACCGCATCATTCGCAGACGTACAGGCTTTACTTGCTAAACAATTTGCTGGTCAAAATGCAGCTTACTTAGACACATATTCTGGCAAGGTTGCCATTCTTAATGTGGCCTATGCCAACATGCAAGAAACTATTGGTAAAGGCTTAGTCGATGCTTTCCAAATTCTCGCAGGTAATCAAGGCATTGGTGGCGGCGTTAGCGCAATGGATACCTTCGGCGACGCTGTCGCAGATACCACACGTGGCGTTGCTGGCCTTGTAGCTGCGTTCAAAGATTTAAATACTTACGGATCAACGGCTTTAGATTTATTGCGCAATATAGATCCATTCAATCCGCTTGGTAGCGCATTTGGATATGTTCGCAATATGGGTAAACCAAAGCCTGCGCCATTCAAAACCCCAATGAGCATAAGCGGTTCAACCGATGCTCAAATCAAGATTGACCGCGCTCGCGCTAAAGCTGAAGCCGATGCCGCCAAGCGCGCTAAAGAATTATTGGCATTGACCAAAAAATCCGTGAAGGCACAAGAAGCCCTAAACAAGAAGAAAAAGGAAGAAGGCATACTGGGTCAAATTGCTCAACGTTTTGATCTTGAACGCGTACAAATTGCTGCGGCTTTGGGTGGTCAAATCAATGAAGTAGAACGCCTGCGTTTGGAACTTATGCAGGCAATTCTTGATGAAGATGTCAAACGCGCGATTATTCTAGAAGGTCAATTGATTAAGGCCGAAGCTGCTGCGCAAGAATTGGCTAATTTGCTAGATAGTCTTGATGAATTGGTAGGTGATCCGTTTACCGATTGGCCTGCCAAAATCACACGCATCCAAGAATTGCTAAAACAACTAAATATCAAAATCCCAATTGAAACGTTATTTGCTGAAAAAGGTTTGAAACTAGATCAAACCAAGATGACTGTAACAACCATTGACACAATGGATGTCGATGCCAACAATGTTTATATCAATGGCACGTTACAAGGCGAAACCGTCAATGCGCAAAATCCATTTAATGTTCCAAGAGGTGCGCCTTCGTTGGCTAATGCCGAAGCCGTGACTGCTATTGCCGAAGCTGTGGCATCGGCGGCAGAGGCTTTAGCCGCAGAATCAGATGCGGCACTTGCTTTAATTGAAGCCGAATTGGCTGCACAAGAAGCGGCTAACGCTGCCAATGCTGCCGCGCTTGAAGATTTGTTTGCCAAACTTGGTTTAGATGCAAATGGTGAACCTTTGGGCAGCACCACAATCAATGTCAATGTTGAAGGATCAGTAACGGCAGCAGAAGATTTGGCTGAAGTCATCACAGATATTCAATACGAGTATCAACGATCAGGAAAGAGTCTGCGTTTTAGCAGCATCGCAATCTAATGGCAGCTCCCACAGTCCGCGTCTTTGTTGATTTCGACAGCGACACCGCGTTTGAAACCAATCCTTTGATTCTAGGATCAGCCACCAAAGGCATATTGGGAACAAATCGTTTGGGATCTGGAACGTTACCTGTTGAAGTTACTGACCTGGTGACGCGAGTTAATATCAGGCGTGGTCGTAATCGCATCACAAGCAAGTTCGAGTTCGGTAGCGCAGAAGTCGTTTTATACGATCAGAACGGCGACTGGAATCCGATGAATCCAGCCGGAGCGTATTACCCCAACCTTGTGCCATTGCGTCAGATTATTATTTATGCCACTTACCTTGGCGTTGATTATTACCTGTTTAGCGGCTTTATCACTAATTACGACACAGGCTTTAGACAAGGCAATGAAGATGTTTCTACGGTAAGCCTAAAGTGCGTGGATGCGTTTAAGCTGCTAGCAGGTTCAGCCATTACGACTGATAGATACTGGCAATTCAACCCTTCAAGCAGATCCCGGCACGTCTAGGAACGTTTTAGAGGCTTTGCAGACCGTTGAGAATAGCGAGTTTGGCGGCATCTTTGTCGATGGACAAAGCAACGTGGTATTTGTGGATCGTGACTCACTCATTACAAGACCAGCCACCAGCTTGTATGACTTCAATGACGATGGCACGGATATTTCCTATACCAATGCGGTTGTGGCTTATGACGATACCACGCTCATCAATGACGTAACCGTTACACGCTCAGGTGGCACGGCTCAGAATGTCTATGACCAGACAAGCATTGACACGTATTTTCTTCATTCTGGTATCCGTGATGGCATCCTTGTCCAGACCGATACCGAAGCCCTTAATCAGGCTCAAGGGATATTGGCTACTCGCAAAGATCCTGAAGTCCGAATCGACTCAATTCAGCTCAACCTTTATGACGATATCAATCCTAATAAGCCTAAAGCTGGCGTAGACATAGATTTGCTCGATGGTATTACGGTCACAAAGACCATGCCGGGAGCGACCAGCGTGACACAACCAAGCCTTGTGAACGCTATTCATCACGATATTACCAAGTCATCATGGATGACAACCCTATTC